GGGAAAACCCGTTCGGAACCTGTCTTATGATTTGGTTAGCAGCGAAAATCTTGAAGCCCTGATAACAGGGGGTGCCGTGATTGCGCCGCGAGAAGTTCTTAACGATGTAAGAGATCGTCTGGCATGGTTTGAGGGCGCGTTAGGCTTAACGATAAAACGGGCGGGCGAGGCGGGGGATAAAGAAATGATGGTGGACGCAATCAGAGAAAGAACCGAAGTGCGCGAATTAAGGGAAAAACTCATAGCCATGACGGAGGGTAAGTGATGAAAACATGCACAAAATGCGGCCAAATAAAGCCCATTGAAGACTATCATCGTAACAAGTCAATGCGCGATGGGCACCTAAACTCTTGTAAGGCTTGCAGAGTGATTCAGGGGGTCAAAGACAGGGCCGTAAATCCAGACATATACCGGGAACAGATGCGGCGACACTCTAAAGCTTCGTACAAGAGGCGCACCGCCCATGTGGCCCAAAAACATAAAGCCCACTACGACAGGTTTCCTGAAAAATTTAGGGCATACCGAGCCGTAGCCGCCGCACTCAGAGCCGGAGAGCTAGAAAGGCTCCCCTGCGAGGTTTGCGGCGATGCAAAGTCCCAAGGACACCACGAAACCTACTCCAAGCCGCTTGATGTTATTTGGCTTTGCTCAATTCATCACGCGCAAATCCACAAAGTTGGTGCAGAGACGTTATTAGAAGCCCAATAAATCAACGCTAGATTTTATAAACTATTTTGTGCTAAAGTTGTTTCTTATTAAAATCGAGGAGAACAAGATGGCCCTTTTAACTGTTGAAAAAATTGTCGATACTGGATTGAACCCGACATTAGTTGCTGCGGCGGCTGGTGGTGATACGTTCAAGAACCAGGCAGGAAGCAGAACTTTCCTGTATGTTGATAACGCTGGCGGCGCACCTATTACCGTCACTGTCGCTGCACAAACAACTTCTGCTGTGAGTTCAGGCTTAGGCAGAACCCTCAAAGCAGACTCGATTACAAGCGTAACCAATGCAGAATTCAGGCTTATTGGCCCGTTCCCTGCGTTAGCTTTTAACGATGGCACCGGCACCGTATCTGTTACATATTCCGCATCAGCATCAGTAACCGTTGGCGTGATTGAAGTTCCTAACGATTTGGCGCAGTGATTAAAAAAGCTGTATATAATTTCATAGGGCGCAAGTTTGAGGAAGATTTGGGCGAGTTTATCCAAACCGCAAGCACCGAAATTCTGGCGCATTATGGATTTGAAGACCCAAAGGTCGATGAATGCTCTGCTAAAATCATTGTAGCCCTTATGCACAAGATGAAATATGAGCGGCGTAATCATGTCAAAGCTAGATGACCCAGAAATAGTTAAAGAGATATGCGACAGGCTGTCTGGCGGCGAATCTACATTTGATATATGCCAGGATAAACACATGCCACATGTCTCAAGTCTTTATAGACGGATGGCTAAGGATGATAAATTTGCGACAATAATCACGCAGGCGCGCGAGGCACAACAAGATTTTGAGGCTGACGCATGTGTCAAGATGGCTGATGAAGCCACACCAGATAACTGGCAAGTGGTAAAAATGCAGATATGGGCAAGGCAATGGAGAGCCAGCAAACTAGCTCCCAAGAAATACGGCGATAAAATACAGAATGAACAAAGCGGAACCATTACGGTTGTTATTGACAAAGCGGATGAAGGCAACTTATAATCATTATGTGAGCCCTCTTCCGAATAATGTGGCCATGCCCGAATCGTTGTAGCGAAATCAGATTGATCACTGACAGGACTACATTGGACAAGAGTCTAGGGCATGGCCACTCAAATTCCCCCCCTCCCCCATCCCTTGCTTTTAAGTGAGGGGTGGTTTATTATATAATCGGATGTGGCAGTTAGATAAGAGGGTTGAAGCGCACCTGGTCACTACGGCCTTGAATTTAGACCCCGCCACATCCCTTATTAAACGAAAGCCGTTTCCCTTTAATAACGGAATTCTAATTAAAACCTATTATGTTTAAAAAGAACCCCAAACAAATCTTGGCCGTTGATCTCATAACGCTGCACAAATATTTATTGCTCTATGGTGGCTCACGTTCTGGCAAGACAGCTTTGTTCACACGCCAGATCGGGATTAGGGCAGCTGCTAAACCTTCACGCCATCTTATAACCAGGTTTCATTTCAAAGATTGTAAGACTTCGATGGCGCTTGAAACATTTCCTGAAATTATGGAACTGGCCGAAATTCCTTTTCACATGAATAAAACGGATTGGTATGCCACGCTTCGGAACGGTTCACAGATATGGTTTGGTGGTCTGGACGATAAAGACCGCACTGAGAAAATCCTGGGTAAAGAATACAGCACTATCTATTTAAACGAATGTAGCCAGATAAGTTGGAAGGCGGCTACAATAGCTATGACACGGCTTGCTCAGAAGTCTGGCCTTACCCTTAAGATGTTCTTTGACTGCAACCCCCCAACTATTAAGCATTGGCTTCACAAGCTTTTCATAGAACAAATCATGCCTGATACTGAGCAAGCCTTAAAGAACCCCGGCCAATATGGTCACATGCAAATGAACCCGATTGATAATCTAATAAACCTGGGCGAAGGCTATCTCGAGATTCTTGAAGGATTACCCAAGCGCCAACGTCAAAGATTCCTTGATGGTTTGTTCCAATCGGATGTTGAGGGCGCTATGTGGGATCAAGCATGGATTGAATCAACACGGGTTGATAATGTACCGTTAGACTTGGAAAGAATTGTAGTCGCCATTGATCCGGCAGTAAGCAGCAACGAGAACTCGGACGAAACCGGAATCATAGTGGCAGGTAAGAAAGGTGATGATTATTATATTCTGGAAGATACCAGCAAAAAACTAACTCCGTCCGGTTGGGGCAACAAAGGTATCAATGCTTATGAACGTTGGAAGGCTGATCTGATAGTAGGCGAAGTTAATAACGGTGGAGATTTAATAGAGACAGTCTTGCGAAATATTGATAAATCGGTTAATTATAAAGCGGTACATGCCACAAGAGGCAAAGTTATTCGCGCCGAACCTATAGCGGCCCTTTATGAAAAAGGACAAATCCACCATGTCGGACAGTTTCCAGAGTTAGAGGACCAGATGACTTCTTTCACCCATGATTATAATCGTTCAAGAGATGGAAGCCCCGATAGGTTAGATGCTATGGTATGGGCATTAACCGAGTTAAACGGATCACACATTCAATGGGAGGTGTTATGATTAAAGATCAGACAGAGCAGGAATTAGAAGAATTGATTAAAATCCTGCGATCAAATGAATTTAAAGATATTCCTCTTCGAAAGAATTTAAATTTTGATGAAACTAAAACATGTGAATGGGAGGTATTATGAAAAAACCTCACCACTTGAAAAATAGAAATCGTTGGAAGCATTGGTTTCGTTTAACAGACAAAGAGTTGGATGGCGCACCCACAATAACATTTTTTATTATTTTTGTTTTGAGCGTAATCGGGTGGGTTTTTGTTTTAGCATTTACAATGGAGAATTAAATAATGTTAATTAAAACAAATAAAAAGTGGCAAGGTCAATTCACTGGACCTAAAACCAAGGTAGAGTTGGCAAGATTTAATATTTGGCTTGATAATTTACTCGGGCGTGCTGGCCAATATACAGTTATTGAAGGTGATGGTGGATTATGACCAAAGATCAAACAGAACGACTTATTAAAGTATTAGAGAGAATAGCTGATAAACTTGAAACTTCAACATATGGTACGATAGATAATCCTGCAAACAATCCTCATGTGACTATGTTCGGTCAAAAAGTATATGATCCAAGGCAAGCACTTTATTTAAAACCTGATGGACGAATTGGCTAATGCGCAATAGATTCTTTTCATTATTTGGTAAGAAAGCCTTTGATCCAAGGTTTACCACTATCCTTTCAACAAGCAACGCTTTCCAGCGTCCCTTCAAGGTACGCCAGCTTATCGAAGGCTATAACGAATTCAAATGGCTTCGGGCTGTTGTGATGAAGATTGCCGATATGGGTAGCGCAGTTAAATGGGTAACGGTTAATGAACAAGGCGAGGTAATTGAGAACCATGAGCTTACAAAGTTAATCGAAGCCGGGAACATGCAGTTCGGCGGCAGGATTAATCTTAAGCTGGCCTTTATTTATCTTTGCTTGGTTAATACATCGGATTTCCTTAAGCAACGCAGTAACGGCACTAAGATTGACGGATTGCTCCCCATACCGCCACAGTGGGTTGATGAGCGTCCTATCCTGGGAGTTGGCAAATATAGGATTACGCCGGATAACGGAAACATTCAGACATTCGAACCAGAAGATGTAATTTCAATCATTGATCCCGATCCCGTTAATCCATATCGTGCGGGCCGTGGGGTTGGTGAGGCATTGGGCGATGATCTGGAGACAGATAAATTCGCAACAAAACATACCAAGAACTTCTTTCACAATAATGCGCGACCTGATTTATTGATTCAAGCGGAAGACCCCGAACAGTCCTTTGGCAAGGCCAACGTGACCCGATTAGAGCAAGGGTGGAATCAGAAGCTACAAGGCTTCAAGAATTCGTTCCTGCCCTTCTTTCTTCCCGGTCGAGTTAAAATAGATAAAATCGGTAGCGAATATAAAGACCTCGGCATGAATGACCTTCGTAAGGCTTCAAGAGATGTTATCTTGCAGGTTTATGGATTAAGCCCTGAAGTCTTAGGCGTGATCGAGAATTCAAACAGAGCAACCATACAGGCCCTTTAGCGGCTTGTGCAGCACTGGCAGCGGCAACTGCGGCTGTTACGTTGCGAACTGTGTTGTCGCCTTCATC